GTATTGGTACAATTACAACTGGAGTAGATAATACAGGGCACGATGTTAAATTCTTTGGTGCTACTTCTGGAAGTTTCTTATTATGGGATGAATCCGATGATGCATTAGAATTAACAGATTCTTCTCCAATTAAAATTGGTGATGGTGGAGATATGACCATTTATCATGATGGCACAAATTCTTTTGTTACAAATTCTCAGGGAGGTTTAAAATTAGCAACAGAAACTTCAGGTATCGCAGTTACTATTGGACATACAACTTCTGAAACAACGGTTGCGGACAATTTAACGATTACAGGAACAACAGTTGGCACAACTTTTGATGTTAATGGTACTGCTGACGCTATTATTTTAGATACTGACGCAGATACAACTATTTCATCACCAACGGACGACCAAATAGATTTCGAAATAGCAGGGGCTGATGATTTCACGATGACAGCTAATACCTTTACAATTCTGTCTGGATCAACTATAGCTATTGCTGCTGGTGGAGCAATTACAAATGCTGGAACAATGGCTCCAGATATTACAAGCACAGGAAAAGCTTTAGTATTTGGATTTTAACAATAATAATAAATAGGAGTAAATAAATATGGCAAGTGAAGTATTAAAAGTAGCATTAAAACCAACATGCTCAAATTCAGAAGTTAAATTGATCGATGGTGCAAGTGGACACACTTATACTGTTTTATCAATTACGATTTGTGAAACGGCTGGTGCAGCAGAAACTTTTGACTTGTATGTAGATGACAATGATGGCGGAACAGATCATTATATTTACAAGACACAAGCATTAGGAGCTAACGAAACTTTCGAGCATACTGGTCGAATAGTTTTAGAAGGTACAGATATGCTAGGTTTTATAACTGGAAGCTCAGCAGACGTTGATGTTGTAGTTAGTTATTTAGATCAAACATTATAATAGGAGAATAAAATTTATGAGTGGAATAATAGGAAGTAAATTAAATATTAGAGGTTCTGGACTTGTAGGAAGCTTAGGAACTGATGGACAACATCTTTTAAGTTCTGGTGCTGGTAAAACAAATGTTTTTGAAACAGCGGCGGCTGGTGGAAAACTTTTGCAAGTTGTTACTGCAACAGATTCAACATCAAGAAGTACAACATCAACTTCATATGTTCATGTATCTAGCACTTTAACTCTTGATATAACACCAGCGACTACATCCAGCAGAATATTTATAACTACATCATTTTCTAATAATAAAAATAGTGGATATATGTCATTAACAGTTTTTAGAGATGGTTCTGCTATTTCTGGTGCTGGGAATTTAGCTGAACCTAGATTTAGTGATGGAGATTGGCAGTCAATGAATGGATTTAATTGGTTAGATTCACCAGCAACAACATCATCTGTAGAGTATAGAGTTTATATGAAATCGTCTGAAGGTAGTAACGCATCTTATCTAAACTATAATTCTACTACAGGAACTATAACAGCATTTGAAATAGGAGCATAAAATTTATGAGTGGAATAATAGGAAGTAAATTAAATATTAGAGGTTCTGGACTTGTAGGAAGCTTAGGAACTGACGGACAACACTTTTTAAGTTCTGGTGCTGGTAAAACAAATGTTTTTGAAACAGCGGCGGCTGGTGGAAAACTTTTGCAAGTTGTTACTGCAACAGATTCAACATCAAGAAGTACAACATCAACTTCATACGTTACTGGATCTAGCACTTTAGATCTTGATATAACACCAGCGACTACATCCAGCAGAATATTTATAACTTGTTCATTTTCTAATAATAAAAATAGTGGATATATGTCATTAACAGTTTTTAGAGATGGTTCTGCTATTACTGGTGCTGGGAATTTAGCTGAACCTAGATTTAATAGTGGAGATTGGCAGTCAATGAATGGATTTAATTGGCTAGATTCACCAGAAACAACATCATCTGTAGAGTATAGAGTTTATATGAAATCGTCTGAAGGTAGTAATGCATCTTATCTAAACTATAATTCTACTACAGGAACTATAACAGCATTTGAAATAGGAGCATAATGATAACAATTATTGACGCAATTTTAAATATAAATCCATTAGCACAAGTAAGTATTAGTGCTGATGATATTGATACTTTAGTTTGGGAAAATGGAACAACTCCAATTTCTAATGAAGATATTTTAGCAAAACAAACAGAACTACAAGCAGAATATGATGCTAAACAATATCAAAGAGATAGAGAATTAGCTTATCCTCCAATTGGAGATCAATTAGATATGCAATACTGGGATAAAGTAAATGGTACTTCTACTTGGCAAGATGCTGTTGCTAAAGTGAAGTCAGATAATCCTAAACCATAATAATATAAGGTCTTATGCTGCAAAAATTAAGATTTCAACCAGGATTCAACAAGCAAGTCACAGCAACGGGCGGCGAGGGCCAGTGGATAGGTGGTGACTATGTCCGTTTTAGATATGCCACACCTGAAAAAATAGGAGGTTGGGCTCAATTGGGAGATTCTACTCTTACAGGAAGAAACACAGCACTCCATCATTTCGTTAATGCCAGTGGAATTAAGTATGCAGCCCTTGGTACAAACAGATTTTTATATATATACTCTGGAGGAGCATTCTATGACATTACTCCTATTAAAGCTACAACAACATTAACAAGCGCCTTTACAACAACAAATGGCGATGCAACAGTTACAATAACTTTTGCATCGGATCATAATATTACAAAATATGACATTGTTCGTTTGGATAATTTTTCTACTATCACTGATTCTGATTTTGGCTCTTCTGATTTTGACGATACTAATTTCATGGTAGCAACCGTTCCAACTGCTACAACAATTACAATTGAAATGGGATCTAATGAATCTGGATCAGGAGCTAGTACTTCTGGTGGAATAAGAGTTCAACATTTTTATTCAATTGGACCTGCGGTTGAAGAATCAGCTGCTGGTTGGGGACTAGGTTTATGGGGAGGTACTGTAGCTGGTGAAGCTTTTGATACTCTAGATGGAGCATTAACTTCAGGTTCAACAAGCATTGTTCTAGATAATTCTGCATCGATGCCTGCTTCAGGAACTGTTTTAATAGATAGCGAACGAATTGCTTATACAGCCAATGCTACTGGAACAGGAACTTTATCAGGATTAACCAGAGGATCAGATAACACAACAGCTGCTAGTCACTCTGATGGAGCAACGGTTACCGATGCATCGGATTATACGAAATGGGGTGCATCACAAACGGGAGATATTGTAACGGCTCCAGGACTTTGGTCCCTGGACAATTTTGGAAATAAACTTATTGCAACTATATTTGATGGTGCAACTTTTGAATGGGATTCAGATGCAAGTAGTGCAACATCAACTAGAGCAACAATAGTTGCCAATGCACCAACAGCAGCAATACAAACTTTAGTATCCACTCCCGATAGGCACTTAGTGTTTATTGGAACGGAAACAACTATTGGTACGACATCAACTCAGGACGATATGTACATACGTTGGTCAGATCAGGAGAGCATCAATGCTTCAACTTCATACGCGCCTTCAGCGACCAATACTGCCGGTACACAAAGACTGGCCGACGGAACACGGATCGTTGCAGCGATCAGAGGTCGGGATGCAATTTACGTATGGACGGATACATCTTTATTTATTATGAGATTTGTTGGTGCACCTTTCGTATTTTCATTCCAACAAGTTGGAACGAACTGTGGATTGATTGGAAAAAATGCAGCCGTCGAAGTAGATGGTTCTGCTTACTGGATGTCAGAGAATGGTTTCTTTAGATACACTGGTAAACTGGAATCATTAGCGTGTCTAGTTGAAGACTATGTTTATGATGATATTAATACAGTTCCTAAACAACATATTTATGCAGGATTAAACAATCTGTTTGGTGAAGTGACTTGGTTTTATCCAGGTAGTGGAGCTGCTTCTAATAATAGATCGGTAACTTACAATTATATGGATTCAACACCAGAGCGACCTGTATGGACGACAAGCACGTTGGCAAGATCGACATGGGCAGATTCAGCTATATTTGGTAAACCTCACGGAACTGAATATGACTCTGATGCTACAAGTGATACAACCGTTGGTAATACTGATGGCGTTACAACTTACTATGAACACGAAACAGGACAAGATCAAATTAAAGCAGGAGCAAGAACTGGTATTTCAGCAAGTATTGAATCAGGTGATTTTGATATATCTATAAGTAAAGGTGGTGGAGCAGACCTTAGAGGAGACGGAGAACACATGATGAAAATTAGAAGAGTGCTTCCAGACTTTTTGCAACAAACTGGAGATGCAAGAGTGACATTAAACTTAAAAAATTACCCAACAGACTCACAGACTAGTTCATCTTTGGGACCTTTTACTACAACTACTAGCACAACAAAAATAGATACAAGAGCGCGTGCGCGTGCTATATCATTGAAGGTTGATAATACAAGTACTAAACAACACTGGAAGCTTGGAACTTTTAGATTAGATATACAACCGGACGGGAGAAGGTAATGCCTTTTAAATCAGAAGCACAGAGACGATACTTATGGGCCAACGAACCCAATATTGCAAGAGACTGGACGGATACTTATGGAAGTAGAATTAAAAAAGAAAATGGTGGGATTATGAGATTAGGTTTTCAGAATGGAAATGATGTGGATGATGAAGAGCCATGGTGGTCGAAGGCA